AACAGTGGTTCAAGTTTGAAAGATTCAGTCGTTCGACTAGAAGAAAAAGTAGAAATCCTATACCAGATGATGTTACACAAGGGGAGAAATGAATGAAGCCTGTTGCCAAGAGAGCCACACCTGCCGCTATTGCTGTCCTTCGACAAGCCACAGCGATATGTCCTTCTCGTTTGAAAGTCAGCGATGGACTTCTTCCGTCGAAGCTTCATCAGACACAGAATCCTAAATCAGACCACAACACAGGCTATGGGGTAGACTTAACACATGACCCTAAGCGTGGTGTTGATTGTGCTGACATCTTCCAGAAACTAAAGGAAGACAAGCGAGTTAAGTACCTGATTTTCAAGGGAAAGATTTGGTCAGCAGAACGTGCAAAAGAAGGAGACCGTGATTATGACGGTCCAAATAAGCACAACAAGCACCTTCATATCTCAATCAATGAAGGTATGGGGAATGATACTTCACCCTGGTTCTGGTGGCTTAATCAGCCTAAGGTAATCAATCAGGTGAAGGCGATACTCACACCATCGCCAAGTAAGAAAACGTATAAGACTGCAGTTTGCACTTGTTGCAAAGTCCATACGTCAAATCCTACGTCCTAAGGAGGACTTATGAATACAGAGAAACTAGTTGCAATCGCAGGCACATACCTACGTGCAGCATTCGCAGCCGTGCTAGCAATGTACATCGCAGGAGTAACCGACCCTAAGGCATTAGGCTCAGCATTCCTTGCATCCCTTGCTGCACCTATCCTAAAGGCACTAGACCCTAAAGAGTCTGCCTACGGCAAAGGCTCAGAGTAACCATTTAAGGGCCCTAGCAGGCCCATAGCAACAAGAAACCCCCTTTCCTAAGGTAATCACCCTAGGTTGGGGGGTCTTTTGTCGTCTTTAGAAGTCGTCGTCTGCTTCCCAGTCTTCAAGCAATTCATGCCATGTTTTCAGGTGCTTCTTAAACTTATATTCCCTATACTTTTCAAGTGCTTCGTAGAATAAATCACGCAATGCCAGTGCCATCAAGGCACCTAAGAAAACTTCCAACATAGTATCTCCTATAGTATAATATATATATTATTATATATAATATAACCCCCGAAGGGGGTTTATATAATATATTAATAGTTAATTATACACATGAATTCTGGAAAGGGAAGTTTTATTAAACTTGACAAACCTGAAATCTAGTGTATAGTTCTACCAATGAGCATACAACTTGGAGATTACGAACTACCTGAGCACGTGAGTTACTCCGCGTTCAGTACCTATGTCGACTGTGGTTATCAGTATTACCTTGGTCGGTTGATGCAGGTGCCTGAGGCACCATCAGTCTGGTCAGTTGGGGGCTCCGCCTTCCATACAGCAACAGAATTGTGGGACTTAGAGCATGCTGAATAACGAATTATGGGACAAGGCTTGGGCACAAGAACTTGGCGACAAGGACCTGACCAATGCACGTGTCGGTGGTCGGGCAACCAAGGCTAACCCACAAAAGGAAGATGTAAATTTCTGGCAATCAACTGGACCTCAATGGGTTCAAGCATATATTGATTGGCGTAAGGCTAACCCTGAATGGAAACTGTGGAAGACACCACAAGGTGCACCTGCCGTTGAGTTAGCCATGTTACCTGAATTTGCTGGCGTGCCAGTCAAGATGATTCTTGACAGGGTGTTTGAAGTCAATGGCGAACTAGTAATCGTCGACTTAAAAACCTCTCAGCAAACACCAACCAATACACTTCAACTTGGTTTCTATAAGGTCGGAATACTCAAGACCTTTGGTATCGATGTTAAGTGGGGGACTTATTGGATGGCACGTCAGCACGGTGTGTCACCTCTTGTTAGCCTAGAACAATATACCGAAGACAAGCTTGAGTACCTTGTTGCAGGTTTTGACAAGGCACGCAAAGCAGGAATCTTTTTACCTAATACAAACAACTGCCAATATAAATGCGGATTGACAGCACACTGTCAGTTCTCAACGAAGATAGGATAACAAATGGAAGAATGGAAACTGCAAGTATCATACAAGACACCTGCTGGTGACATGATTAACGTCCGCGCTAACACCGCTGATGAGTTAAGTGTGTTGCTTGAAGGTGTTGGTGACTACTCAACCCAAGTTGCAGCAGTGCAACGATTGGTTGTTGGTGCATACAACGCTGCCCCTTTGGGGACCACGCCTTCAACTCAAGGCACAATGCCATCCACTTACTCCGCTCCCAGCCAGGGGCAGGGTCCGTCACTTACACCTCCACCAAGCGCAATAACACCAACGGGACAAGCGAGCCCGACGTGCGTGCACGGGGCGAGAATCTTCCGACAGGGAGTGAGCAAAGCGAGTGGGAAGCCTTACGCTTTCTGGGCATGCCCAACCCCACAGGGGACTCCAGACCAGTGCAAACCAGTAAACTAAAACGTTGATGAGGGAACGCAGTTACCGAAGAACACCACAGAAGTGGCTGCGTTCTTTCTACAAAGAAGGGAATGATGAAGGATGCGTACACTTGTCCGCTCAGTTGGTCGTTCCAGTATTGGTGGAGAACCGCTCCCTAGTTGCTTTAAGGCATTCGAAAGTAACAAGATTATCATTAGGCGCTCTGAGGTTTCGATGTTCGCAGCCGCGCCTGGAGTCGGAAAGTCCACACTAGCACTGGCACTTGCACTTAAGATGAAGGTGCCAACACTTTACATCTCAGCAGATACCAACGCACACACAATGGCTATGCGATTAGCCTCAATGATTTCAGGTAAGTCACAGACAGACGTTGAAGCATTGATGAATACAGACCATGGTTGGACCAAGGCAACACTTGCTAAAGGTGCACACATTGTTTGGTCATTTGAATCAGCACCAACACTTCAAGACATTGATGAAGAAGTGCAAGCATTCGAAGAACTATGGGGTTGCCCCCCAACTTTAATTATAGTAGATAACTTAATGGATGTAGCCACTGATGGTGGCGAAGAGTTTGCATCTATGCGTGCAATCATGAAGGAGTTGAAGTATCTTGCGAGAGCGACTAACGCTGCAGTGGTTGTACTACACCACACTTCGGAGGCTGTCCAAGGTAGCCCGTGTCAACCACGCTCCGCTATTCAGGGCAAGGTTGCTCAACTACCTGCTCTTATATGCACCTTGGGCGTTGTTGGCACTTCTATGGGTGTTGCACCTGTTAAGAATAGATACGGTAGAGCTGACGCAGGGGGAGGACTCATGACATGGGTTGCTTTCAATCCTGAGTACATGTTTATAGATGATATACCAGAGAATGTTTAGGAGAAGGAATGTTAATGGAAAAGACAATTAAGATTATGAAGCAAGAAGCATACGTTGAAGGTTGGCAAGATGCAGTATCTGCACTAACCAAAGAGTATGAAGATAGATTACGTTTGGTCATTGACAAGTTCGAACTACCAAAGGAATACGAAGTAGATGACAACACGCAAGAGTCACAAGGCTAGAGGTGCATCCTTTGAAACCGACATACGAGACTGGTTTAGAGCAAATGGATACGACGCTGAACGACTTGCTCGAACAGGTGCAAGAGATGAGGGCGATGTTGCAGTCCGCGGTGACTTCCTTGGAAGCATTGGCGTCATTGAATGTAAAGCCCCAGGTGCTTCAAATAAAATCGACCTCAGCGGGTGGACAAGAGAAGCACAACTCGAAGCAAAACATTATGCGGAAGCAAGAGGCCTTGCGCTTACGCAGGTTATCCCAGCGCTTGTCATTAAAGCGCGGGGAAAATCTATATCAGATGCATACTTAGTATTTAGATTAGGAGATATCTTCGGTGAATGATTTGCCCAGTATCAAGGCAGTGCTAGAACATTACGGTGCTAGCATACGTCGTGACCATGGGCAGGCTAATCTGAAGTGTCCCTTTCATGGTGATAGTCACCAGTCAGGTACTGCAAACTTAGATGACAATCTATTCGTATGCTTTGCATGTGGTGTACAGGGAAACAGTTTACAAATCATAGCACAACAAGAAGGATGTGACATACGTGAGGCAGCAAAGTTCGCAGAAGGAACTCTTGGGCATAGCGTCCAAAAAGTACCAGGAAAGCATCTCTCAGGCAGAAGGTTACCTTCGAAGCAGGGGTATAACTCTGGAGGTAGCACGGTTGGCACGATTAGGCGTAGTCGCGGAACCTGAACCAGGACATGAACAGTATCTAGGCAGACTTAGTATACCTTACATTACTAAGACTGGTATATCTGACATTCGCTTTCGCTCACTCAATCCTGCTGTTGAACCAAAGTATATGGGCATGGTAGGTGCTGATACAAAGATGTACAATGTGTTAGACATTGAACGAGCAGGTGACTGGATTGGAGTATGCGAAGGTGAACTTGATACCCTTACTATGTCTCGTTGTGTTGGCATACCTTGTGTTGGAGTACCAGGTGCGAACAGTTGGAAGAAACACT